TATTTGCAGCTTTTGATCCTGGTTTGACTTTGCCAGTGACCGCTGTTTTTAGTTTTGATCCAGGGTTTTCTCTTCTATATCTGGCTACCCCAGCTTTCGTCATACCCGCACCAGACTTAGTTGATCTAAAATATTTTTTAGTTTTAGGTGGTTGTTTATCTCTTGCTCTTCCACCTTTAGCTTTATCTTCTCTTCTTAAACCAAAATTATCTATTTTGACAATATTAGCTCCTTCTCCTGTAGTAGTTTCTTTTCTCAATCCTTTTGGTAATTCCTTCTTTTTCTTTTCAAGAACAAAAGCTTTTACGTCTTCTTTTTTATTATACTTGTTCATTTTTTCTTAGAATGTCTACCCATTTTCTTAATATGTTTTTTAACTATCTTAGCTTGTTTAGCATGTGTCTTAGATGCTTTTTCTAAACCTTTAGCTACTTTTTTTAATCCTTTTACCATTAAATCATTCCTTTGTAGTATTTACTATAAGATGGATTATTTAATTTTACTCCACCATAATCCGAATTAATTGCTGGTCCTATATAACCACCACTCATTGCTTTTTTTCTTTTTGCAAATGTTGCAACGTTAGTTGGCTTGCCCCCAGGATTCCCTGCAGCTCTTTTTCGTTTGACAGCACTCGCCTTTTGCGACTTTGTCATCCGTGTGGCTTTTGCAAGTGGGACGCACTTCGGATACTTTCTCTTCGAACCTTTTGAGCGCCCGCATGGCTGATACTTCCCATTCTTCTTTGGTGCTCCAATGTCCACCCATTTTTCTGCTACCCATTTACGTAATCCACCTTCTGCAAAGTTCCTACGCATATTTCTTTTTTTTAGGTCTTCTAGCTTTGCCGAAACCTTTTATCTGTGCACAACCACCATCTTTAAGATTTACTCTGCCACCTTTATTAAAATTTAAAGGTATCTTTCCTCTTTTTTGTGCATCAGAAACTGTTTCTTTTCCAGACGTCTGTGCTGAATCTTTTTTAGTTATGTAATTTTTCTTTTCTTCTTTTTTAGTAATCCAATTTTGAGGTTCGTTTACTTTTTTCTTTTGAATCCATTTTGATTCAGTTTTTTCTTCTGGTTTTTTAGTTATCCAATCTGACATTATACTACTCCTTTATAATAATTATCCATTGTCATTAATCCACCTGTGGCAGCTTTTTTTCTATTTTTCTTTTTGCCACCTGGTGTTACTTTACCTGAACATACTGCTGACGCATACATGTTAGCATATGCAGACGGGTAAACTTTAAATTTTCTTTTGGCTGCTGCTTTTCCTCTTGGACACAATTTAGCCATTATGATTTCCTTACCATTTTTTCCATAGGTGATTTAGCCATTTTAGTTTTTTTCTTTTTCTTCTTTTTACTTTTTAGAAGTTTAAAATCCTCACCAGATATTTTACCATCTTTGTTAACATCCAATTTAGCTTGACCACCTGTTAAATATCTTTTTCTAAACATTATTTTTTGCCTTTTTTCTTTTTCTTTTTAGCAAGAAATGCTTTTAAACCTGCATTCATCTTGCCGCCTTTTTTAGCTTCTACTCTACTACCGTAGTCTGTTTTTGCTCTATCTCTGTTTTTCATTTTAGATGCCATTGATGCACCTGATTTTCTAAATGCTCCAGCCATTATTTTTTTCCTCCG